ATGCAGATTAAATCTGTGAGAAATAAAATGCCTATTCCAGTGAATGCTATCGTATTTGATGACTTTGAGACGCTCGATATTATGGGGCCAGTTGAACTCTTTGGCTTACTGCAAATGCATTATCAAGTGCAATTCTATAGTCTACATGGCGGATTAATTTCCAATAAACATGGGGTCACAGTTCAGACTCAAGCTTTTAAGGCAATGGAAATCAATAGCCAAAGTATTTTAGTCGTACCAGGGGGTATCGTCACTTTTGAACTGATTAAAAATCAAGAATTTCTAGATAAGCTAAAAACTTTGGCTTCTCAAAGTGGCTCTGTCCTGAGTATTTGTACGGGCAGCTCTCTGCTTGCTGCAACAGGTATTCTTGATGGAATCAAAGCCACTTCGAATAAAATGGCCTTTGAACTTGTCAAAAAGCTAAATGACAAAGTGTTATGGCAAGCACAAGCGCGTTGGGTAATTGATGGAAAATTTTATACATCTTCAGGTGTGAGTGCGGGTATGGATATGACCCTTGCATTTATCCACGAGACTCAAGGTGAAAAAGTTGCACAGTTATGTGCAGAAGAAGCAGAATATATTTGGAATAATGATCCAAATGTAGATCCTTTTTCTAAACTAACAACCACTGAAATAGTAGGCTAAAAATTACGTCAAGAATTCTTAGCTGAAAATAAAAAAGAGCGGATCATACCGCTCTTTTTGCTTAACTCAATAAAAGTTAATCTTCCATGTGTTGAATGACTATATTATAATTATAACTATTTAAATTCAATTACTTAATAAAAATAAAATTTACATATAATATTTTTATGTACACAGTGATGTACAACTCATTTAAAACTAATATTATTTACATCTATTTTTACTAGGTACATTATAAAAATTATCCAAGCAATGGACAAGAATAAAAATGCGCTACTTCTACATAAAGAAAGGCAATCTCTATCTTCATATTCAAACTACGACACATGAAGAATATCAAGACTATTCAGATATTGATGCGATGGTAACTCAGCAGTATGTGTTTTTAGACGACAAAGACAATGCGATAAAGTTTTTGGAGAAAAGAGAAGTTGATCGGTTTTTAGTGACAAAAGGAAGGAGATTGAAAGACGTGGAAATAAAGAGGGAGTGATGCTTGCTAATGTTGAACACACTGCAAGCAAACACTGATTGATACGTTTGTTTTGATTGAGTGAGCTGTGCAGCCTGAGAATAGAAGGCACAGCATTGTGATGATGGTTGCTAGTTTTGATCGTTGGCACATATAAGTTACTTCTTTAGAAATAGTGCTCGCTCTGCTGCACGACGACGCTCAAGCCCTTTTATTACTTTCCCCCCGCCACGAATCCATACTAAAAATTGATCTGCTGCCACTGCATAATCTTTTGCATTCAGCTTTTTCAAGAGAGTTGATTTGCTAAATGCTGTTTGGCCAATGTTATAAACAAGGCTTACAAGCGCATCAAATTGGTTTTGAGAAAGAGGCACTTTGACTAGATTATTTACAGTAGCTTCAAATCTATTTAAATCATGTGCGAAATAGGTTTTGGCTTGCTCCAAAGTGCAAGTATCGCCTTTATTAACTTTCACGCCATTTGGATAAACTGTAGTGCCAATTCCAATAGTCCAGATACCAACACCGTCGTCATATGCTGTGAGTCTTGTATCTTCAAAGCTTGAGATTAGATCGATACCAACTTGACTTGTTTTCATACCAGTCGGTTGTAGTTCATCAACAACGTCATTCAGTTTATCGACCTGTGCTTGTGTAAGCTTACCACCTGCAATGACTCGGGCAGCATCGAAAAATGTTTTAGTTGTCATCACCCACCCCCTGTTAAATCATTTTTGTCTTTTTTCATCTGCTTCATTACTTCGATAATGGTTTTACCTTCTTGCTTGTCGATGTAGTTAAATATCCATCTGACAATGGCCCAACCCGGTAAACCACACACAAAGAAGAATCCACCAAGCGTAATCATCCCCCATACATCTGTTACCCATGCATGAAGCGCAAATTTAACAATGATGAATGACCCACCAGCTAGACTTGATACAACAGTACAAATCAAACCTACCGCCCATTCTTGTGGTGAACGTGGCATTCGCGTCATTAGTACTACAGCAGCAACCAAAGCAACTGCTAAAGCCACCATGATTGCTGCACCATAAAATTTTAAAACCGCACCCATTCCAAAGCTGCTTGTTGTTACTGGTTCCATGCTTACCCCTAATTTTTGATAATAAAAAAGCCCTAGCTAATTAAAAGCTAAGGCTGAAGTTGGTTGGTTGTGTGTTAGACGGCTTTTAAGAATGCAAACATTGCGTCACCTATTTGCTTATAACCACTGTCAGCAGGATGAACCGCATTTATTTGTGTAGTGATAGTGTTTGTGTTATGGCTATTAATCTGCCCTGTGCCAGTAGGAAAATTATTTTCTGTATCCACGTTTAGACCTGAACCAACAACAAAAATACTACTCGCCTCTTTGTCCTTGAAGTAAGCAAATAGGTTTTTATTGAAGCGAACGATATTGCGCTTAGCTCGCCATGATGTTTGACCACACCCATAGTTTGTGCCAAACGCATCTTGATCTGCATAGCTCGGCGGTGAACACACCCCAATCTTAACTGAAGGGTTAGCTGCCTTGATTGACGTGATAAGTAGATCCAGTTTTGGGAATGCCGTCGCAGTAAAACTATCTACAGCCCCATCTGTTGTAAAGCCGAAGGTGTCATTTATACCAAGCTGAATTAGCACGATATCTGGGGTACTAAGGGAGTTAATGCTTAAGTAATTCGCAAAATTAAGTGCGCTACCATCCCAAAAAGGATTTCCCGCAGTTGGCTGAACATTGCTAAAAGCAATTGATGCATCACCTGCAGCAGCATTTGTTTTAGTCAATGATCCTGAAGAACCAGTAGTAGGTGCACTTCCAGATACGAGATTGCAGTTAATGCTTCCCGATCCGCTAGAAATAAACGTTTCTTGCACCATAAAAACAGATCCACCATAACTATATGTTGTTGCGTTTATTGCGGGGGTCTCTGACACCCCTGATACCGTAAATTGATAGTATGTACGTCCTGCTGTTGTATAGTCGTTAATTGTCCAACCGCCGCGGCCTTCATGTTTATTTAAGCCTGTTCCACGTGTTCCAACTAACTGAACTTTTGTCACGTCGGTTGCGGAAATATCTAACAAACGCTGTGTAATCGTTCCTGCTACACCTAAAGAATCTGCAATAAAACAGACATTGACGTTACCAGCTTTAGCGGACTTACTAGGTAATTTCAACGTTGCGCTAATTGCATTGAGCTGAAGTCCTTTCTGCCTGTCATGTACCGCAATCGTGATCGGGTAATCACCAGCGTCATCGCCCGATGTCGGTTGCCACACAAAACCACGATTACGTTGAGCACCTTTAGTACAAGTAATATCAAACTCGTATTGCTTATAACTCTCTACAAGCAAGTGCTCCAGATAGACATGCCCTTGCAGCCCTTCTAATAGATACACCTTTGGCGGCAAAATTAATTCAGGAGTATAAACCTCAGGTTCAGGGCCTGGGCTACTGCCCGTTTCTATATTTAGTAAAAGTTGAAATCCAGCTTGAGTAAATGCTGGCGTAGAGCCATTTGCTAGGTTAGCAACACCCCAATCAACAGCGGAAGCAATTAAATTAAACCCCCGATTTTCTAAATTTCCTGAAACTGCAGTATGCTGCCCAATTCCAAATGTGCGCAAATCCGTCCTACGAAAAACAATCACGAATGGTGTGTTCGGAGGGATACTTACAACCTTATCTAATTCAATAATCTGTGCAGAACCCGTATCAGAATTAGGGAATTTTTTACACACTCCTGAAATCAAGTAGTTTGCTTGGTTTGCTGCACTGACAGAATAACCAAAAGAACCGCTTGATACAGAACCCCCTGCATATACACGATATTGAATTTCTCCCCCTTGCAAATTATATATACGTGCATTGACAGTATTGAAAGACACCCCATCAGTACCTGAATTTGCATTAAAGCCTGCGTAATAAGCAGATGTGTAGACTGCTGTACCTGCAAGTTCAGAAGCGGTATATTTTTCCCCGAAATAGTCCGTTTTAGTGATTGCCTTAAGCAAGGCATTTAATTGCCCAGAAGTATTAGGTGTGTACTGCTGCCATCCTGACCAAGCCCCCGCCTCATAAGAAGCATTACTATAAAAACTTGCATCACGTCCGTAGGGTTTGACTGTGATGACTTTATAGCCAGCAAATACATCCACTTCAATTATGCCAAACTTGTATGGCGCAGAAGGCATATTAAGAAGTGAATTGCCAATAGTGAATGAAGGGATGTTATATCGCCCTTGACCGAGTGCAAGAACATCTTGACCTGTAGTTAAAGCGATCGTGTTGAATTTACGAGAATCAAGGGTGTAGTTCTCCCATGTAGTTGGCCATGTGCCGCCTTGCGTCCGCTTTCTAAAGAATGGTGAATATTCATCATACATTGAGAAGAATTCTTGCGTACTGGCTGATGTTGCAGTATCGATAGGGTTGCGTACTACTAAAACACCAGGAGCTGCATTGCCACCAATGTACAAAGGCCAATTTAGAAGATCTGCGGCTGCAATATTTGCTCCCCATAAATAATAATCCCCAGGCTTTGTAAAGTTATTAGCATTATCGCCTACTTTAACTTGTACCTGTTTGAATTTTGGATTCGCATCCGCGTATGCTTTCGCTTGAGTCAAGGGGTCATAAATTGACTTCGCGAAAACCACGCCATCCCACTGATAGTCTCCATTATTTGAAGCTGTAGCATCGTTAGTAACAGTTACTTTTGAATTAGCGGGGATATTAGCTTTATCAGCGTCCATATCTGCATACGTTAAATATGCTTTATTGCCGACTCCGACAGCATTAATTTGTGATTGTAGGCCAGATTCTGCTGCTAATGCGCGTGTTTCTTCTGCACCTATATTTTGCTGTAATTGCCCTTCAGCAGTTGTAGCGCGTGTTTCTTCTGCTGCAACATATTCTTGAGCTTTTGTTTGACTAGCAATTTGCTGGTATTCAGTATTTTTAAATACCGAGCTACTGAACTGGTTCTTTACTTCAATAGAAAAACTATCTGAACCTACATATAGTTTTGCAGCAACATTGTTGTTAACGATCAATCCATTTTTGATATTGATTGGCTGAGTTGCCTGATCCGTTAAAGATTCATCCCAATAAACAGAAGTAGGATTAGTTTCAGGGTCTAAACCTGTTTGTCCAACAAATAAAAAACCCTCTTTCAGAGGGCTTCCATCAATATCTGTAAAAATTGGGCTTGGTGGTGTAGCGATATTACTCATCTTGTTCTCCAATTATGGTGTCGGTGTGTCTCTGTATTCCCACCAAGTAATCTTGCTCATATCGCCATCTACTTGATATTCCTCTTGCGGATTGACGATTACAGTAATTGTTTTAGTTTGCGAGTCTTGGTTTGCATTGGATGATTTCCCAACTTCTTTCCCTTCTACAGTCACGGATGTAGTCACACCATCTGTCGCCGCCGCAACAATAATGCTTAGAAATATTGGTTTTTTGGTTTCGTTTGTGTATGGAGTGCCAACATTTCTAGAAGCAGTCATATTCTGATATGTTTGGCCAATACCAAATGTTATGGAGTCGATATATGCTTTTAATTTTTTAGGGGTTAATATCCTTAGATCATCAACTCCAGCATCAACCTCTTCTTGAGTTGCTATTTCAGCAATACCTGCTGCCTCTTCACTTGCTGCACCAGTTTTACCATCGACATACTCTTTCGAGTAAACATCAAGGTTGTCGCGTGCTTCTTCAATACTATTGAGATCGGCTAAATTTTCAGAAATTCTCAAAGTATCTGCATTAATATCTGCTTGAGAATCTCCAGTTGCTGCATCAATAACTGCATCTGTTGTTATGCCCGGATTAAGATTGACATAAGCAGCATTCCAAACAGTTTCATTTCGCTTATTTTGAACAACAATTGAAATGATAGGTTCAGCACAGAACAATTGGCGTATAGCACCACTCTTAACAACATACCCGTTACTAGTGCGCGCTGGATTTTCAGCAGGCTGAGTTAAAGCAGCATCGTAGAAAAGTGCGATCTGTGTTGTTAAAGGATTATTATTTGGTGGTCCAAAATAGATAAAGCCCGCATCTAGCGGGCTTCCATCAGTATCATTATATATTGGGAAAGGGGTTGAAGCTCTGTTGCTCATATTGATTTACCCTTTGGATTAAGAGCTTTTTGAACTCTTGCTCTTATCTTGTTGTCTTTAATATGCTTGGTAGCGATACGCAAAGCAGAAGCTACAGGCGCTGGAAATCCAGATAGCCCTGACATTGTTATATCTAGTGCCGCCATCAAGGTTGCAGCAGTATTGCTGTGGTTGATTGCTGCGGATGCAGGCTGGGTAAATAATGTTTTAGAAATATCATTTAAAGCCCTAATTTTTTCTGCTCCTTGTTGCCCAAATATAAAATCAAGTTTTCCATCGTCATCTAAGCGCTTAACAGCTCTATTTAAAGCAGCTGGGCTAATCATTTGATTGCCTTGGGCGTCAGGTGCAACGCCAGCAGTTGCAGCACTTTTTATCTCTTGAAGTGTTTGCCCTTGAATGTCTTTCCACGCCTGCTTGCCTTGCTCTCCTGATGTTAATAAAGCGCGTCTAGCAGTTCGCAAGTCATCAAGCGAACCATCATAGATAATGCGCTTCTGAACATCCTCTAAAGCAACTCTACGATCATCTGTACCAGCTTTCTTGGTTGTTAAATCTTTGATAATCGCATTACTTTCCCAGTGTTTAGCCATTCGTTTTCTTTCATTTCTAGCTGCTTTATATAAAGCGCCTTCTACTGGCCCTACATGCTGGTCGATCATGTCTTTAAGAATTGCTGTTTGACGGATATTTGGCGCTTCTTGGTTAGTATTAGCATTAATTTCTTGTCTCCATTTTTCCATTTGCTTGATAGTTGGAGTGTTTGGGATTAATTCCCCATTTTCTCCACGTTTAGCAATTCCCAATGATTCAGCTGTTCTTTTAGCACTTGTAAGGATTGGAGTAGTAGGTAGTTCGGGTTGCGAGTTAAGATAATCAATAACAGACATGGCTTCATTATCTCCAACCTTTACAGGCTGTGTTAAATCAACAGGTGTCATTGCTTCCTCTGATTTATCAGCTTTCGCATATGCAACACGAACACGGTTTTTATCTGCTTGCATCTGTTTTTGAAGTGCAGAATCAACAGCTAGACCAACCTCTCTCATATTTGTTGCTTTTGCGCCTGTCATATCAATGAAAGCATCAATGTTTTGCTGCATAACCTGATGTTGTTCTTCCTGACGCTGTCTCAAAGGTGCTCCAAGTTCTGGATCTTTTGATGTTTCGACCTCAAACTTTAATTGAGATGGATCGCGGCTTAACTGACCTTCAGTCAATTGTGGAGGATATGGCAAGTCTTGAGCTAATGCCCCACGAACAGTTGCCTGATCTACCTGTGCAGCACCAATATTCGCAGGAGCAGCACTATCAGTAGCTCTACCCATTCCAACCGCTTCACGTACAGATTGCGCACCGGTACGCACTGCATTTGTTGCAGCTTGAATTGGTCGCTGTGCTGCTTGCGTAGCTTGTTCAACTAATGGGGCTACAGCTTGACCCGTTCTTTGAGCTGCTGCTACGCCTTGAGGAATTGCTGCCTTTCCTAATGTGGCAGCCTGTACACCTAATCCACCCATAACAGGTGGCAATGATTCAAGCGGTGATAAGGCTTCACCAACTGTTTGCAATTGCTCACGCCCTGCTTGGGTCCTTGGTTGGTAAGTATAATCCTGACCTGCTTGTTCAGCTGCCTGAGCAATACGTTGTGCTGCCTCAGGTGAGCCAAAGCCACCACCAACAATCTCACGACCTGCTTGACCTAATGTTCCAACTACTGAAGCAATAGGAGCTGCAATCGCACCAGTTCCGAGCGTTAGTGCAGTTTCTCCTGCGCCAAATGCTTTTTCAGATAGAGTTGAAGGAGGTGTTTCGGGTGGCAATATACCCTGTTCTGTTGGTATAGGTTGAGCTACACCTTCAGGACTAAAATCAGGAACAGTTTGTTGGAATTTTCTTGCAACTGGTAGTTTTACTTTACCTGCTTTAATGTCTGACTCTAAATCTGATCTTTGCTTTGCATTTAATTTACCTTCTGCATAGGCATCAGATATTGCTTGTGGAAGTATTACTGCTTGTTGCTTAGTTTCACCAATTAATTGAGCGCCTTCAGGAAGCATAATCTTTCCTGCACGCACATCAGATTCAAAATCCTTTTTCTGCTGCTGATTTAGTTTGCCACTTTTATAAGCATCATAAACTTTAGCAATTGTTGGTGCTAAATTTTGCTCAAAGTTCGCTCTAGCCCTTTGAAATGAGCTTTGTTGCTGTGAATTACTTCCACCTAGCTGACTATAAAATTCATCACGATTCGCATGACCAGAAGCATATTTAGGATCATCATAGCGCCAGCGGATATAGTTGCGACCTAAAACTTGGGTGGCATCCTTATATGGAACATTTGGATTATCAAGAAACAGTTTCTTTGTTTCTGCGTATTCAGGTTTGGTACGAATTTCATGAACTGCATATCGAGCCATCAAATCAATAGCTTTCTGCCCTTGTTTGATCTTTCCGTTTTCTATTAAACCATTGCTTTTGAGTGAGTTTATTAATGGTACTTCTCGCCCATTTTGCCAAGAAAGCATACCTACATTGGTTTTTTTATTTTCAGGATCAGAGTGAACACCAAAAATAACATTAGGATCAAATGAGTTTTCACGCCCTACTTCAGCAGCCATAATTCGTGCTTGATTTAGGCTCAATCCAGCATTTTTAAAGCCTTGAAGAACCTGATCTTTAAGTGATGCCATAACTTTTCCTTAGGAAATAAAAAAGCACCTTATGGTGCTTTTATTAACTGTATTAACTTTTTGGGGTGAATAATTCCTAAAAATACAAATGATAAACAGATTATGATTGAGTAAAATATCAATGGGAAAATAAATGCTGCACTTATTGCCTCAATATCAAATTTAAACAATCCAACTATCAATCCTATAGAAAACCCGATAGTTGTTAAAATCCAGCAAACTATTAAAAACCTTGCAAATATCATTTTCAATTTATTCATAATATGCCTGTGTAAAAAAATAGGTAAATATAAAATGACTATTTATTAATTATATTATTATCAATTACGATTGCTTTTGGCTTTAGGGAAGCACCACTAGCGTTTGCATCATCTTTATCTAAAAGCTTAAATTGGTATTCATATGCTGGCATCCTACCTGGATATGCTGGATACTCCTTTTCTGCAATGGGAATAGCAACCTTGTTTTGGGAGTTGGCATATTCATTTGCTCTCTTAATTACTCCTGTTTTTAGAGAACTCATACTTTTAAATGCCCCGCCAGCTGATGTCTGTGAAATCATATAAGTATCAGTGCCTATAGGTATGATTTCAGCAGTAGCACAACCCACTAAGCTCAAAGTAATCATACCTAAACAAACTAATTTTTTCATTATTCTCTCCTCACGAATGAGAAGAGAATAACAGATAAGGTTTTATTGAACAGCTGAAAAATAACTTCGCTGCCCTGTTGCAATATCTCTATCTACTGCTTGGCTTGCTTGTCTTTTGATTGCTTTGTTTAGGTTTTTTGTGGCATACCCGCTAAATGTAGTTCCAGATGGCACTTTTACACCAAGAACTTCAACATCTCGCTTAGTGCTACCTAAATTACCAACTTGATTAACCCACTCAGATTGCATTTGTTGATAAGCTGCGTCGCGTTGGCCCATCTTTGCCATACCACGTAAAAATGAAGTAATGGTTGTTGAATCTGCATTTGATGGCGGCATGCCACGTAAAGCAAGTTCGATATCCTTATCAGTAGCAGGGCCAGGCGGGAGTGATTTAATTGCTTCACTATTTCTTAATCGATCATATTCTCTAATCATTGCCGACTGATCATCATTAGACCATCCTGTTATCCGTTTAAATCCAACCCATCCTTTAGTCCACAAACCACCAGCTTGAGATTCTTGTTCAAACTGATCTGCTAGATTATTCATGCGGTTTGCTGATTGTTCAGAAGCAACAGAAGCAAGCATTGTGTCATTAACAAGTTTTTGGGCACCATCAGAAAGCTTGACGTTTGACGGATTTAATTGTGCAAACTTATATTCATAATCAGATAAAAGACGGTCTCTATCCAAATTCAATCTATCAGCCATGTTCTGAACATTAGCGTAATTTAGCGCAGTTTGTGATTCAGTTTGATTAATACCTGTTTGGATTTGTTGCGGCTTATAGCGGTTTTCAATAGTTTGACCTTGTGTTTCAGCCTGTATTTTTCCAGTTTCCGCTTCGGTTTTTGCTATTTGTGAAAGTAAAGCAGTTGATGAATTCAACGAATCATTGATATTTTTAAACTGATCAGGAGCAACTGTAGACATTAACATCCCTAGATTTGCCTGAGCTGCTTGAGGGTTTTTATCAATCAGATTTGAGATGTTTTTTAAGTTAAAGGCTTCTTTCTTCATTCCTGAATTTTCATAACCTTTAATTTGCTCATCTAAAATAGTCTTTGCTACATCAGGCGATCCGTTTCCTAGTGCAGCATAAACCTGTGAAGCTGTGCTAAGCGTTTGTTGTTGTTGATCGCTATTCTGCATTCCCCAAGCCTTTTGATATGGCTCAGTCAAGGTTGGATAGCGAGTAATCATGTTTGTATAATCAGCAGTTGTCTTATTAGGCATTAAAGAAAACTTATATAAATCTTCATTCATAGCTTGTTGTCGAATAGCTGCCTGTTGTGCTGCTGCTTGTTGCTGGTCAAACAATTGCTGTCGTCTAGCTTCTTCAGCTCTCGCAAGCTTATCTTGTGTTCCAGCCGCCCAACCTTGCATCGCAGTTTGAAAAGGGCTTAATACATCTATTGAGTAATCAATTGGACTGACCATAAAAACCTCTTAAAATTTCTTAGCGGCAAAATTAGATAATGCGCCTGAAATATCACCCCACATCTGTGCATTTGCTTTCCCTTGAGCTAGGTAATTGCCTGCTTGAGCTGCACCAGATTGTTGTAATAAGTTGCCAATATTATTGGCTGATTGCATACCTGCATTACCCACACCAGCAGCAGCATTCTGACCAAGTGCAGTCAATCCACCTAAATTTGTGAAACGCTGATTAATCATCTGATTCAATAATTGTGGACTAAACTGTGATAGAGCCGCTTGTGTATTGCCACCACGCAAACCACCTGTTGCAGATGCATTTTGGCGAATAGCGTTTTCACCTTGATTTAAATAAGTTTGGAATTCCGCACTGTTTGAAATGTTATCAATTGCTGCTTGTTGTGCTTCATTCCCACTCAAACCTAGCAATGCTTGTTGTTGGCCTAAAGCACCTGTACCAGCATTAACAAATGGACTTAAAAGTTGTTGAAGCGCATCAAATTGTCTACGTTGTTCTTCTGTAGCAATTTGGGCAGCTTGAACCTGAGCATCAGCCGCTTTACCTGCTGCCTTGCTTTGTGAATTGCTTGAAATAACACTACCGACGACGGTAGCACCAACAGCCGCTACTGCTCCCCATGACATAAGGCTTTCTCCTTTTGCGGTAGTGATTTTAAAAACTCTTGAATTTCGCTTTCAGGCACAATTACCTGAGCTTCGATTTCTTCTAAATCTGTTAATTCGGTTGGGTGCACAGTTACCCATGAACTATCTTCATGGAAATAACCAATGCGTTTTGTGCCTGCGTCTGACTTAAGTATTAAAGGCGCTTTCAGGTGCTCTATGCCATGTTCGGTAATAACCGATAAGCTACCTTTTAAAAGAATGTTCATATGCTCTGTACGGTGCATTTTGCTCACAACGATAGCACCTGCTGGCGCATCCATTTGTCGCATATAAACATTAGGTGCAAAGTGATGAAAAATAGGTAAATCAATTTGAGGCAATTCACCAACCTTCTGTTGTACTGCCTCTGCACATTCAACATACCTAAGCATATTTTCATCACTCAACAACTCTGCAAGTAATTCAGTGTTGTCAGGTGAGATAATATCCATCAAGTAATCTCCCGACCTGAAATAACCATAACCAAAGCTGATGCTGTTCCAGCAATCGTGCTGATTGACCCGCCATTTTCTAAAGATTGGTTGATCAATTCAGGGCATGTATAAACTTCATTTGGTGCAATCGTCCGATTTAGAACAAGGTTTGAACCATCTGCTGTTCCTGAAGCTGGCACTAAATTACAAGCAAAAGTCACATTCTCAGTTGTGTTGTTTGTCACTGTGAACTTATCGATCTTGAACTTGCAATTTGTAGCTGTATATTGATTTTGCTGAGTTGCTTCTACGTATTTCGCAGGAACAATATTCTTATTTGTGATTGTCATAAGATACCTATTGCTGGATTTGTTCTACTGATAAGACACAAGATGGCGCTGCTGGTGCGAATGCTGTGGAAGCTGTGTATTCAAGTGATACATTGGTATCGTCTGATGCCCACATAACTTCCACATAATCGCCAGCGTTCATGCTGATGCGCTGTGATCTTGTTTGAGTAGTGATGTTGTTGCTATCAAATGAGCGCTTTAGCGAGCTGTTTGCTATATCCACACCATTTTTTCTAAACCAAAACCAAATCGTTTTTGCGCTTGCACTACCTGATTTAACTTGGAATGAAACATTGAAGCTGTATAGACCAGAGTTGGCTGCAACAATTCTTGAAGTAGGGGTACCTACAGAGATTCCATTTGACACTTGTGTTGTATCAAATGTGATTGCATATGCAGTGTTGATCGATGCTGGGCTTGCATTTGCAGTCTTTAGAAATGATCCGTAATAAAGCTGTTGTTCAATGATGGGCCTAACAAATATCTCACCATTCGAAGCATCTGAAACTGTCACCACACCAACAGGAATGACCAAGTTCGGCGCTGTGGGTTTTATATTGGTCAATCCACCTGCAACACTTGGGCTTGAATACAATATCGTTCCAACTGACCAAGCTGACGTATCAAAACCACGAACACGCCCCCAAACCGTTAAACGACCACGCTGCCCGTTAAGAATATCTTGAGTTGCAACACCAACAGCGTACATCGGCGGTGCTGAGCCATTCGCTATATATGGGGCTACTGCTGTTCCCGAACCTATCAAACCAACAAACTGACCATTGGTAATTGTAGATCCTGTAGAATTGGTTACACGCGCATAAAGTTCTTCGCCGATCTGCTGAATAACACCACCTGAATGACCTAAATTTAACGTATCATCGTTCATGTCCCATGCAAGTCGACCAACTTTGTAAAGATGCGGATGATTTAAATCAAACTCTAAAGCATCAAGTGATAGAATCCTTGGCAATACATAAGCATTGCCAATATCATCAATTTGATTTTGATGAATCGATGAGTTTTCAAAATCATCATCTTGACGCTGGCATTCACAATTGTTTTGAAGTGATACCGTTTCTACCATTTGCTTTAAAAAGTAGACCAGAGCAATAGCATTGATTGCATTTGATTCTGCACTTGCAGCAGCATCTAGAGCTTCTTCAAGTAGTTCAAGATTAAGATTTAATTGACTTGGGATAAGCTCAAATATCTTTTCAAATGCTTTGAGCGTGCGTTGATCTTTGATGAATCTTTGCAGGTCTTCACGCAATGGAGGCTTTGGATCAAGTAAAACCATCTAAACCCCCAAAGGCTCTAAATATGCCTCTAATCTTGCAATGCTTAATCTGCATGCTGACGTTCCTGAGAAACGTTGCATACGCCAGTGATTCATATAACCTTGCTGAAACCAAACCAAGCGCTTATTTAAGTTTCCAGCCTTTCCAGTTTTGATCATTTTCGGATTTGACCAATTCTCACCATCAAGTGAGTATTCAGTTGAAATGTAAGGTTCAGTGTTAATTGCATTTCGACCAGTTAAACAAATCAGTTCAATGTTATGAAAGATTGCGCCACGCGATTCGTTATATAAAATCGTAGTGCCAATCTCCCATGCAACTTCATTACCCCAATGCTCACCTGTTTTATTGGTTAGAGTTCCGAGTTTTGGTTGAGTAGGATGACCAGCAATCCATTTGCCATAGCACCAAACGAAGTTTTTAGCCAAGTATTGATCTTTGGTTAAGCCTGAGCTTAAAACAAACCAGACAGGCTGTTGTGCCACTTCTGATGATGCAGAGTCATAGACAAGTGTTTGATTGGGTAAATGTAGATATAGCCAGTTATGGCCATCGATCATTCGAGTTTCTAGCAAACACTCTGATAAAGTATCTTCATCAAAAGTATGTAAAATTTGCTCGATCTCACGAGTAGAGATTTTTGTAGCAGATCCATTCATTGCTACCCAAATGGCAACAGGCTCATTTTTCGCACCGCCAAGAAAAGCAACTGCATCCAAATATTTACATGCTGTGTTTGTTCCAAGTGATCCTTTTGTACACATTGCCCCGTCGATTCTACTGAACGGGAAATTTTCCCCGCCAACGTTATCAAATATCTCAATCGTATAGCGGTTAAGCGCATAAATTTCATTACGCACTTTTATGATTGCTTTGATTGGGTCCGGATCAACTTCAGATGAACCGTATTTAAGCGGATTTACTGCAAATGGATCATTAAGCTCATTAATGACAAGAAACTCACCATCCGTTGTCATGAAATAACCATCAACCCAAACAACGTCAAGCACTATACCTAAATCTTCGTCAGTGACTTGCTTTACCTCTGTGCCGTCAAAAAGATATAAGTGCGGATATGAATTGATAGCCAAGTAATCAAATGAATATGCAAAATTACATTGACCATAGCCCATCAAATCAGCAATTTCAGTTACCACACCATTTGCATCAACCTTGATGAATTTATTACCAGCAACACGATAGCAAACGTTATTCCACTCAATGCCACCGCGATCAATGCCATTTAATTCAGCAAATTGATTAATGCCCTCTGATGGACGTAAATAGCCTTGCGAAATCCCCTGCTCTTTTGGAACAGGAATCATATTGACTGGATAAGATGTTCGGAAATCAGAGTTTTGATCAGTGTAAATACCATTTAAGATAGGGATTTGCATAAATCACCCCACTCGATTCCAAGCACCTGATAACTTATCAAATTGCAACTTAAAAAAGCCTTCAGCTGCTATTGCTGTTGGATCACCACGAACTGCCGCACCATTACCATTTACTGTAAAATTGGTAATTTGCTGTGCGCAAAAGAACATAAAGATTTGCTTATCTAAAACTTCAGCACTATCAGGTAAAACAATCGTGCCGTTTGTAATGCCAGTTGAAGGACTCAAAAGAAGATATGTGCCTTCCTTATGGTTTTCTACTGCAACGGAAAAGTCAGCAATCGGATTAAAATACTGCACTACTGGACTAGTTGCTGTTGCATCGCCTGATGCTGGAATTTGAGCTAAAATCCAAGCAATTAAAGTATCTTGATCAAGAACTCGATAATCACATGAGTTGGCTTTGAAAATTACAAATTGATCACCCGATTGAAGCGCATCTGTTGAATTAGGTCTACTACTCATTGAAGAACTCCATGCTTTGTTCAGGGATTAAAATGTTGTTGTCTTGTTCATTCACAATGAATGTGTTTCCACAACCTAAACGCTGCTTTTGTCCTGCGCCGCTTGGCAATCCATGTGAATATTTCATTTGTGGTGGATTATTTACAGCTTTTCGCAATACATCTCGATATGCTTTATCAGCCATCTGTTTTGTTTCAGGAGCTACAGCTTTACCAAATGAGGGTGCTATCTTCATTGCAAGATTCAGATACAAAGCTTCAAGCGCATAATCGGGAACGTTTGTTGATTGATCCAAGTCACTGCTATTTGCTTCGCTTGGTAATGGAAAGCCAAGCTGAATACTTTTTGATGACCAGCCAGCAACCATGGTGTCTAATTTTCGCCTTGCGCTTTCCAGTTGTTCGGGTTGCAAATCATAGAACATTGCAGCAAGTCCTAGCTCTTCATAAGCCTGCTCAATGATTTGCCGCTTAGTCCATGACATGGCTTATTCCTCTTCAGGATATTCAGAATCAAAAACAAGCTTCACTAGCTCATCTTTCCCATCACGAGAACCATATTTGATTTGTTTTTCATCAAGGATTTTACGAAGCTCACCAGCATCCAAATTGCCAAGTTCTAACAATCGCACTTGTTTTCGCAATGCATTGTTTTCAGCAATGTATTTTTGTTTTAGATCAAGGTTTTCTTCTTTCAATTTTTCATTGTCTTGCAATGCATCCAACAACTCTTGTTTGATGTTGTTGGGTTCTTCGCTCGGACCTGAGACTTTGCCTACAACAATTGCTTTTGGTTCTGGTAGTTCAGCAAAATGGACATAGCCTTCTGAGCGCAATTGTTCCTCTGCATTAGCATCATAAGCTGTAGCAAAGTTATAGTTCTTTAAATCGCCTTTGTAGAGCGCTTTTGGAAATTCATCAGACATTTTCGTCTCCAATCACTTTTTAGTACCTTTGCCTTTTTTCTTACAAGCCATTTTTCAGTGCTCCAAAAATGACGACGCCCGCAATAAGCGGGCATTTGTCGTCACGAGGTTGGGTTTAGATTAGGTTTGACTTTCAAGCATAATGCCTGCTAGTTCAGGGTTTAATACCTCAATATTCGCCCAAACGAACATACGATATTTAGCCGCCAAAGTATCAACATTTGAATCTGACATCATGACAATTTGAATTCCACTATCAGTCATTGCTTTGCGTACTTTTTTACCTGTAGCCTGGAATGGCTCAGTATTAAAGTCAGCATGAACAATTTCGATTGCAGATTTTTCAAAGAACACACTTGCTGGCTTGGTTGTGGTGTTCAGAATAGTGATTGCTGCATCATTTGCTGGAGTTGTTGTTACGTTGGCATATGCTTTTTGTGAAGCTGCTGTACCATCAGCTGGAATAATTGCTGGAGAAATAGTCCAGTTTGCACCATTGATTGCAAGGATTCGGAAAGTTTTTAACTGACCAGTTGACTGCTTGTTGATATGACCAACGGCATATACACCATCAATTGTGAATACATCCCCTACAGCTCCACCAGTTCCAGTATCAACAATCAATGTCTGTTTGCGGTTATCAACAGGAATTCCATTCGCATCTTTTGCAACAGGTGTTGTATTTTGGTTAGCCCCGTTTACTAGATAACCCGTACCTGCTGATCCTGCAATTGTTTTACCATAATCCACTCGGAAGGTGTCAAATCCGCCAATCGGGGGTAATTGCGAGCGGGTGTAAGCATCCATTGGTGCGCCTGTCATTGTTCCACGACTAGCCAAGTTCCCTGCAAGGTTTTTAGCCATACGAGGGTTAAGGTACATGATGCGCTGACCTTTAGTGCATTGCTGCTCAAGCATTAATGCGTCTGCTTCAGCTGCATCATCATAAGTGTCAATTAAGCCGCTATTAATGACAGCTAATGTACCTTTGCTTGCGACTTCATTAGCCACCAAAGTATCTAGCTTATTTGAAAGCATTACATTGGTCAGATCCACAATATTCTTCATCATGTGGGGATTATTTAAATCCACACCTGTTAAAGAAACAGGAACGTTGCGAATATGAGATTCTGTCAAAGTTGAAGGAACTGTTAATTCAGTTAAATCTTTATAAAGGGACGAAACATCACGACCATCTACAACCTCAGACAACATAGGCATTGGTCGATAGAATGTTTGTCCGCTTTCTGCAAGCGCACCTACATTTGGTTTGTATTGAGACACATTCTTTGCTGAAATATTTGTAGCTTCAAAGCCTGTCACAACTTCTTCAAAGAAAATATCAATCGTTTTCGAAAAATCGTTAGCCATAACTGGCTCTCCTTATTTTTTTAAGCTTTTCTTGTAAGCAATAACTTTTGAATGGTCACCAGTACGTTGAGCTTCTTCACGCAATCTTTGCAGCTTTGCGTCAGTTGTTCCTGCTAATGAGCCTGAACCCTCAACTTTCTTTTCTGGTGATGTTTTTGGTGTGCGTGGCTGAACTTTTACTTGAGCATCAAGCTTGAAGATTTTTGAGGCGAACTTAATTGGGTCTTTAATCGCTGCAAGCTCCTTGGCTTTGTCAGGATATTTACCCAAGTAATAGAGAAGTGAATCAGGGTTATCAGCGCCACTAATTAAGATGCCAAACTGTGTTTGATCTAGCGTATCTCGCGCTATTTCCTCAGCTTCATCGTAATCATGTACTTTTGCTTTAATGGCTGTTTTCTTAGTCTCATAACGATTGAGATCATCTTGCCATTGTTGAACAACCTTTTCCTGTTCTGCTTTCTTCGCTTGTTCTTGCTCTTTAATCTGTATCTTGCGATCAACCCATATTTCCATAGCCTCTATGTAATCAGGGTTATCTTCATCAAAACCAAAGTCTTCTAATTTCGGTTTTGCACCTAATTCGATTTCCTGTGGTTTGCGATGAGCAGATAATTCAGATTCAAGCTCTTTGATTCGGCGTTCTCGAGCACGTTCTTGCTTTCTGATCTCTCTGATCTCAGCACGCTCTCGCTTCAGCCATTCAGGTGCAGGTTCACCCTTGTGGGGGTCTTCTTCCTGATTAGCTTCTTCACCTTCTAGACCAACAAAAAATTCTTCTGATTCAGTTTGCTCAGATTCAGACTGTTCATCATCTCGATGTTCATCTTGCTCTTGAGCTTCTGATTCATGCTCTTCATTTTCGAATTGATCTTGCTCTTGTTCAGACATTTGTAACTCCCTCACTCATAGGCTGAGCGGACGCCATTGTTTTTTCAATTTGCTGATATGCATTTAAGACAGCCTCTCGCTGACCAATCTCCATATCAGATAAGGTTTTTGCTGTATCAGCTTTGGTTTGCTCTGTTTTTGCAGCAGTTAAGAACGTATCAGCCTGAGCTTTCATGGCTTTTGAGTTCGCTTCTGCGGCTAGAGCATTTGCTAATTCTGCTTGTGGATCAGGTTGTTGGTTTTGAGCTGCTGCCATGAGCGCTTGCTCTTCTTCAGCAGTAGGCTCTACAACACCCAATTGAACTAAGTACTTGCGGTAATAGTTGCGGAAATCTTGAATACCTTCGCCCTCCATATTCATGTAAATCTGAGCAAGAAGAATCTTTAAATCTTGCGGATCAGTTGTGAATGGAAGTAAAGCTTGTAATTGGCGAACAATTGCTGATTTTCTACTTGAAGACGTTGGTCCAACATCAACCGCAACATCAAAAGATGCTTTGGTTAAATCGTTTTCATATTCAAGACCTTTATCACCAACAATAGGCCGTGATAACTCAACGCTATCAACTTCATCTTGTCGCCCAACCGCTTTCATCTTGCGACCTTCTTCTACATACAACTCTTTCGCCATCGAAAGCCAAATAGCGCCGCAACGCTTGATAGCTTTAGCAAAATTATCGACATAGATATAGGACTGCATGCCAAGCTGACCTTGAACAAGATCAATAGCTTCCGCACTAACATTAGCATTGAGCTTTTCACCTTGTTCTTGGTTGCCTAATAACTCTTTGATGTCGTAATCAGTAAGTTGTAGCAAAGCGGTCATTGCTGGTGGAACTTGGGGTGGTTTTGAGTAACCAATCGCACCCGTTTGAATTACGTTGCCTTCTTTGTCTCTCAAAGCATTTGCAATCAAATATGGGTAGTTCTCAATGTTGTCATTAGCCCACATGTTTTCATGACCAGCAATTTGCTCAGCGTCAAAAATAGGCTTTTCTCTAGGAGATAAAGCACTGATTTCACCAAGCATACTAAGCTGCATGTTCTTTAATCGTTGCGGGTCTTTACATAGTCGAACATGACCCATGCAACGCTCTACGTTGTCGATAAACCAGCGTTTACCATAGACAGGAACAATTGGGATGTGACGACCTGCGATGTATCCGCAATCTTCAATGATCTTCTGACCACTCATGATGTATTTGTGAACTTTGCAACGCTCAATTGTTTTCACACGAAGCTCTTGAGCGCCTGTAGCATCTAAACGCTCACGAATGCTCGGATCTTCTTCAAGTTCTTTTTCAGTGTGGCGTTCTTCAGTTCCATCAATCAGGCTGAATATGTGGATTTTTTCTTTAACTTTCTCTGTTAAATAATATTCAGCAACAAAAACTAAATCAGGTGTAAACCAGTCAAATTCATTGTTGGTAATATTCTTATCCCATGTTGATGGGTCTTCTTCATATTCTTCGATATAGCGCTCATGCGTCATTGATGAAAGAACAAAGCAAAACTTTGCATCAGCCTTGTCTTGTCGCTTTGAATCTAAATCAAAGAAAACAGATGAATCAGCATCATAAATAGGTTCTATTCGAATGCGCTGACGCTCGTTTTCCTCATCCTCATCATCTTCTTCACATGCACGTAAGCGAAATGCGCCAAATCCACCGCCTACCGCCTCTTCAAACGCATTGTCATAGGCTTCTTCTGCACCCGAATCTTGTTCATCAGCACGATACAAACCATCACAGGTGTCTGCTAAATCATCATTCTTAGAACCATCTTTCGAGATGAAATCTACTGTGATTCGGTTGTTGCGGTATTCGTTGATAATTCGAATTACAGCTAGGTGAATTTTGTTGACTTCAAATTTAGGTTTATTTGCGAACTGGTCACCTAATTGACCTTCCCATTGAGCGCCAGCAATAGAATAGAAACGACGATCCTCTAAGCACTGTTGACGTTCATCTCTAACAGCACATTGAATAATGTCGAATTGTCTTTTTGCTTTGGCGTGAATGGTCGCAAGTTGTTCTTCTTTAGTCACAACTTGACCTCACTTAAATTGAATTATTACCAGCGATGTGCTGTTGGGATCGGATTTGCTTTTACTATTTTTGGCTTGCCCACATCACCTTTGCGTACAGCAAATCGACGCATCATATAGGCATACCGCACGCCATCTAAAACATCATCATTTGTTTTGACAATGCGACCTTTATCGTCTCGATGATATTGAAGAAACTCATCAAAGAATGCCCTTAAACCTTTAAATACTTTAAACTTACCCTTTCGCATTAAATCAAGTATTTCAAATAAACCAGCTTCAACACCATTACCACCATCAGGCCATGAAGCATGATCTGAAAGCATATTAAAACCTGCTTTTGAGTAGTAAGATTTTTGCTGTTTTGTAGAGCCTTTTTCAGTTTGATTACCATCATGCGGCCATGCGGTTGGAACATCTTTAGACCAAATCTTAGTTGCACCCCAAGCTTCATCTGGTGAAACTTGTCTTTGCTTCCATGCGTGTGTGACATAAATCGTTTCCGTATCCATATCTATAGCAAGTTGAACTTGTGCCTGTGGGTGATCCCAACCAAAATCCATACCATCAATCACCATCCAGTGGTCAGGTATTTCAAATGGTTCGCATGTAATGTATTCCTCACTCAGATCATAAATGCGACCATGTCCAAGCATTGGCACGCCTTTTGTTCGCATCTCTCTTTGATGAGGAGGTATTGAAGCAAGCATAGTTTGCTTAACTTTCTCATTGATATGTGGTGCGTCATCCCATCCAGCGCGAATAAGATATTGACCATCCCCAGGAGTATCCATAAATTGAATTACAAGATCAGTTCTACCATTCTCAGGAGTGAATGTTAATATCCCTCTACCACCATTACCTTGATCACCATTTGTTGTTCGGATCAAAACTTGTGGGAAAATTTGCTGATCTTTTGGTTCTTCATCAATATGAAACCAATCAACCTTGTCACCCATTAATGCGTGCTGACCTTGAGAATAAGACCACAGCTGCACCTTTGATGTTTGGTACTGAACATCACCACCACCACCATGTCTTACATATACAGATTGCATAGCGTTTGGTGTGCCAATCATTGATTCATGGTCGAGAATATATTCTGGTGGAATCAAACCGCCTTGCCATTTATTCTCTATTCTTCTGCCAAAAATTGGATTTTGAAGTAAGTCTCGACATTTAACCCCTGAATACCCTAACAACCATAACAACGGAGCTTTATCGAATGTGTGACCATCCCACCAATCAGGGTATTGGCCCATAGCATGAATAGCATCAATATATGTGCCTGAGAATGTTTTACCGATCTGGTTTGCAGCCATTAACATTACTTGAGAATGTGTACTTGTAGCTTTGACTAATTCGCGCTGAAATGGATACAGTCTTTCACCTAGTGTTTTATATCTATACTTTTCTAGACGCTCAGCTTTTTCTTCTAGTAATGCTAAATATTCAAGCTTCTCCTCTCTTGTCATTTTGCATCACCTTTTCTTCAAGCTCTTTGATTCGTTTATCTAAGTCATCATCAGCCAATTGTTTAACTTCAACCTTACCAGAATGCATATGCTGTACCTTGTCACTAAACATGCCTAGATGCTTGCCTAGAAGCTCATTAGCTCTAATTGCAGGTGTTAGTTCATCCAACTCAATTGCACGCTCTACAATCGTTTTTAGATTGTTCACAACGTAATACTGATCTAAGCGCAAATCTTCCATGCGCTGTAATTTTAAGTACTCAATACGATCCTGAACTTCTTGAGATTTATATACATCCCAAGCATTTTGACGCTGCTCATATCCTGCTTTTTTCCCAGCTTCTGTAATACTTAATTTTGGATCAGCGATATATTCTTGGCAGAACTTCTCTCGACGCTCGTTCTCTAAAGGTTCTGCGCCTTTGATTTGTTCCATAATTACTCCTGTGTTGCGTTTTCACCCACAACACCAACCCCGTTATTAAAATCAGTTTGGTTCTTAATCGCTAAATCCACAATCTCTTGTGATGCTGCCACTTGTACGTCATCTTGTAGTACAAATGGGCATCCATCAATTTTAACCTTTGTGCCTTTTGGGATTGTTCCGCATTCTAAAATTGTGTTTGCCATATTGACCTCTATGTGATTTTGCTTTTCTTTTTGCTCTCTATGTTGTTTTGCAGCCTCATATAGGAAGCCTAGGCCTACGAAAGGTATATAAAACATGTCTCACTCCAGTGCGTATTTAAGATCATCAGGCGTTTCCAGATAACACCCCTGTCTCAAACAAAATGCATGTATGTCGTTTAAGTATTCAGTAAATTGAGTAACACTTGCATCCGTTGTGCTAATTAATTCATTTAACCCATCAGCGACATATTGATACATCGGATGATTCTGCTTCTTTAAAACCTTTACTGCATCGAATGTATTTCTATACTGACCAACATCATCACGGTAAAAGATCACAGCGAGAATCTTTTTCTTAAAGAAAAGGTGCTCTGCATCTTTATCTGTGCCTTGATGTTTCGCCCATTGAGTTAAGTATTTCCAATAAAGCCTGTTTTGCGCCTTTGATCTATCACCATCAAACGGCTTAATCTCAACAACAAGCGGCTTACCCTCAAAATTAGCTTGAGTGTAATTGTTATGCAGATAGTTGATCGTTTTACCGATGTCCGAGTGATCTTTGATTGTGAACACTGCTGTTTTCATGCTCACCTCAATCAACTCATTAAATTAGACCCTTCCTTTTCAACCTCGACACGCAATGTATAATTGTTGTCGCTATCGGGAGTAAAAGACCATTCTTTGATTTTGCAATCGTTTTCTTGCTGAAACTGGTTTAAGAACTTTAAAAGCTCATCCTCAAACTTATCTTCAAGTAATTCACTAATTGACATCAGATTTCCTCAACTAAAAATGAGCTTAAATCTTTTGATTTCCATAATTCATTAAACTTGTCATATACAAGCCATTCCTCTAACTCTTCACAGTAAAAGCAATAGTTTGTATTGAATGAATGATCTTGATAAATATGTGTTGCACCTTTTGGCGCTTCTGATTTGATTGACATATAATTTTCCTCGCAATAAAAAACCACCCGAGGGTGGCTTAAACTCTTTCAAACTTAAAATCTTTCTTGGACGTGTATATCTTGGCAATATGCCTTAATGCTTCTTCCTCTGTATCAAACATCATAGAGAATGTTTTAAATTGAATCTTCTTGCCATTTGATAATACTTGATGATTGAACTTGTAGTCCTTAAATTTATATCCAGTCATCTTTCTAAAACCCATCAAGAAGTGGCTTAGCTTCTCACCCACATGCCAAATCTGGTTCTCAGGGATGAAACGCAATTGATCGCGGATTAATTCTCGACAAAATGGATGTCTAACATGTTGATGGTCAGAGTTAATAATCCACTCAATCTCATCCAAGCGCTGCAAATACTCAATTAAATTCTTGATCTGGTTAACTTCAAGTAGGTCAGAGAACTCACCAATTGGAGTTCTATAAAGCGTTGGAGTATCGACCCAACTATATGCTGGCACATCAATTTCTAGGCTAATTTTCATTAGAATTTACCATTGATTTATAATGTTAAATTATACCATAACCACATGATTTAATTAAAAAACACTGTCAGATTTTGTATCTATTTTTAACATCCTTTCAGTCTTTTCCAACCACTGCTCAAACAAAGCTTCTGATTCTTGTCTTGTGCCTAGTTTGAATGCATCAAATGCAGAATGGCAGAGATAACACAAAGGCACTGTAAACTCGTCACTGGCTTTGATTCCTCTACCCTTGCCATGTTTTGAACTGTTTGAATGTGCAGCCTGTGAAGGACTCTGACCACACCTAACACAAGGCAGCTTTCTAATTGCTACTAGTCTTTTAAGGTCTCGCATTGCGTTTAATATTATGGTGAATGTTATTGATCTGCTTGTCTATATCGTGAACACGTTGCTGACATGCTTGTTTAAACTGAAACGTTGAATTGAGATGATTAAGACTTTCCAGTTTTTCTTTGTCTTGATGCAGTGACTCAAGATTTCGTTTTGCTTCGATTAAGTCCATACAATCACCAATCTGACCAAGGATTTAAAATTCGCGGTTTGTTCTTATGATATTTCCAGTTTTTATAATCTTGATACCAGCCACAAAGAATCATCACAAGAAGAAATACAAGAAGTCCAATCCAGAAATAACCCATTGCATGCTCCAATAAAAAAGCCCCACCGAAGCAGGGCGTAAAGAGGAAACTTACTTAAATTTCTAATGAGTCAATAATTGATATAATTTCTACAGAGTTTTGACTTGCACATGCTCTTAGGTCTTTGAGTTTATCAACAAGAGGTGAATTTAGATGCGGCTCAACTGTTCCTTCCTTACTACAATCACCACTCTTTCTTTCACAAAGAACAAGCCCTAACCGTGAGCGCAATTCGCTTATCTGATGCGCTTGGCTTTGCAGGGCGCTATAAAGCTCTTCTAGTTCTGTTTCTGTTTTTGAGTTTAGCTTTTGTATTGCTGTGCCTGAACAATTCATTTTTTTCTTCTCACTTTTCTATAGACAACAAAAAAGCCCACCTTTCGATGAGCTTTAAAGTACTTAGAATAACTACAGGATTTGAACCTGTGCGGACACGTTTTTATGTGTCAACCACGTTTCAGTTTTCACCTACTAAGCAGACTATTCAGCCACTCTAGCAAGTTATTCTTAATCAAGTGACCTACATACAACTTACGCCACTATAACACAAATATAGCACTACCCCTGCGCAGGGTCAACTAGTTCATCATCAATAGTTTTTCTTTCATATTCAATAAATGAATATCTGCAATGCAAAGCTGCCAACCCAAACTTTACATCCTGTCGAGCTTCATATGTTGTTCTACCTACCGCCATTTTTGTCCATGACTCTTGATTAAAGAACTTAGAGATAACAGCCTGCATCCATTCAAGCAAGACTTCACTATCAGTGCCGTTAATTATGTCTATCACCAAACGCTGCACAGCTCTCGCTTCATCATCTGTGATTTGACATGAATATTTACTTCTTTGGAATTTTTCGACTTCACCTGTGCATATGTAATCAGCAATGATTTGAGCTTTCTGTTTCTTAGAAAGGCTTAACTTTGCCTTTTTCATTGCGGCAGCAATTGGATTTTCCCCACCATTAAACGTTCTGCTTGTTGTTCCCTGCCAATAACCAAATTGCTTAAGCCATGTTGGTAGATCGTATTTGCTCCAATCTACATTTTGCATAATGTGATTTACTGCCGCATTCATACCGTCACCTCAAATACACAAATACTTTTTAATTTCTTGTATTGCTTCGTCCGCCCCAAAGCAGACTTTGCATAAATAACCTTGCTCTTCTAATCGCTGCATCATTAATCGTTGGCTTGGCTGCAACTTTCCTGCCTTTGATTTAAGTTCAATCCATAGACCGTGAATCAAACCGTTTGGAACTAACAATTGCAGATCGGGTACGCCTGCTTTCACACCCATCTTTTTAAATTTAGCTGCTTCAATAACGTTTCTTGATCCACCATTCGGGATGTGAATCAAATAATCAGAAAGGCGACCATTCCCATATTTCACATGATGTGCCCATGACATCAGAGTGATTTGCTCTTGATCTTCACTCTTTACTTTTGGTGTGCGTTTAGAACGTGCCACTATCCTGGAATGTTTTTGTTGTCCTTCTTTGAATGTTGTGTTCATACTTTTCCCCATTTCTCAAAGTGGAATATGATCGGCTGCTCTGTTTCTTGTACTTGTCCGAACATCAAAGCCAAGCGATAATTAGCGACGTATTCACGCAACTTTCTATTTGAGTCTTCAAGTTGTTTACGCCAAAACTCCAATGTGAATGAATGCTTGTTTTTATTGCAGATAGCACAAGCAGGCATTAGATTCTCGATCACATCATGCTCAGGATTTAGGCATGTACCATCGCCATTTCTGCGAATTGGAATCAAATGATCGGCTTGCCAATTCTCGCCCAATAACTCTCCGCAATAAGAGCAAAAACCGCCAAACTTCATTTTTACTTCTTCTCTTTGTGATTTAGTTAGCTTCATCACAACCACCCTTGAGCGCTTGCTCTAACTCAATTGCAACTCGACCATAAATCGTTGAATGCTCCCACTCTTTAAGCCCAAGCTCTTTTTCTTCGTCTTTGTAGACTTGAATCAATTGCTTTATTGCATCCACCCGCTTTTGCAGCTCACCTTCACGGTCTCGCAATTTCTGATTTAGCTGCTCTTTAACATCCAATGCTTCTGTTAGTAAGTTGATTCTGTTTTCCAGTTCATGCACTTTCGGTTGTTGCTCTTGAAACAAGCGCAGTGCACCATTTAAAAAAGAGGCATTAGCCCGCGGGTGTTTTCCTGTGTCGCAATATTCATTATTCTGTGACCACCAGACATGTTTTAATCTCTCCTTGATCCATTCTATTTTCTCAAATTCTCTTCTCATCACTTCACCTTTCATATTTCTTGCAATTTGTAGATGTGTCACAGTCGCGGAGGGGTTCTAATGAATTCGTGTTATCTCGACCTTTATCAAATCCATTAGTTTTAGTAATGGTTGTCATAAATCCATCAGGGAATCGAAATGAACTTTACCATTCGTTTTCATTCCACATTGACCAGACGCCATATTCATTCTCTTTGTAATAAACACCAGCCTGCCAATGAGTTGCCCCTTTCGGAGCGTGTTTCATAATTTCTTCGATCATTGATCTGCTCCCGAATAAATTGCCTCGTAGTCTGCGATGGCTTGTTTTAATCTTGTCACTCTTGGTGTGTCATAATCCCAATCAAGATCAAGCAGCCTAATGTCATGTTTTGCATTAATGATTCCACCATAAGATTTGACTAGATCAACGCTCTCAACTAAGCGCTTGAGGTCATCTAGATTTAAATCTTGCTCATGCTCATTAACCATCCCTTAGTACTTGTTATCTCTTAGAGAGAAGATGTCAGCGCCTTCTGGTGCTTTGCTTGCAACTTCCCTCGCCTTATCAACACCGTGCTGCTGAATGAATTGAATTGCTTTAGTCATGATTTAGCTCCCAATTCTTCACGATCAGAAATTGCTTTGTTAAGCGAAGCATTCCAATGCTTAAGTCTTGTTTCATAGGCTGCTTTTGCCATAGCCAATTGTTTATACTCACTAATTGCTAGAATTAATTTTCTAATTTCCAGTGCATCTTTCTTATAGCTTGAATAATAACTACCTGTTTTTTCGCTGTAATACTCGGCATCAAAAACCCTATTTTCTACAATGCGCTCTGCTGCTTCTGCGCCATACATATCTATGAATAAATGCGCGTTCATTGGCTTTGTTCCTCAACTTCTAGCTCTTCTTTTAGGTTGTAAAGTTCAACGCCTTTGTCATCACCGAGAGGCATAAGCCATTCAGGAGGCGCTAAAAAGTGTGTTGTTATCAAATATGGGCTGTGACTATTATCGAGATTCCCTGTTATCTCCCATAATTCACCATGAAATTTAACCAGTGTTACTGTCGCCCCAATGTTATTCGGATTTACTGCTTTAAGTAATAAAGCCAACCCACCAACCTGTAACCTATTCATCGCCCTTCTCCGTCATGTTTTGTCACGTTGAACAACTGCTTAGACTGCTCAGTTAAGTAATAGCGATACTCAGAACTACCATTACCAACCGCACGTAAATATCCTGTTTCCACTAGGTTTTTTAAGTAGATTTGCACCTGCCTGCAGCTTAGGTTTGGTATTGCTGAATTACGCACCTCTTTGACCGTTGCAACAGGAAGGTTTGCTACAGCTTTGATTACTGCTATGAATCTTTGAAACGCTGCTATATGCGAGTGATCCATCGCGCCAACAGTCACAGGTTTAATTGAATTACTCACGCTGCACCTCCAACATCCAAAGATTCGTAATACTCTGGACTCAAGTCTGTGAAAGTCGATCTTGCTAAATCAGTTGCTAATCGAACCGTTCCGATTGACCCATTACGAGCTTTACCAATGATGATTTCAGCAGTCCCGATGTCTTTTGATTCCTTGTTGTAGACTTCATCGCGGTAAATAAACATGATGATGTCCGCATCCTGCTCAAGATCACCCGACTCTTTCAAATCAGCATTCACAGGGCGTTTATTTGGACGGTTTTCAAGGTTTCGATTGAGTTGTGCTAATGCAAATACAGGACAATCAAAATCACCTGCTATTCGCTTCAATTCAGTTGATATTTCTCCGATGTCTTTGTCTGATCGACCAAAATTATTTTTTGAAAGCGGTGTTACTCGCTGAATGTAATCAACAAAGATTGCTCCAACTTTTCCGTACTTTGCCTGCACCTTTTTCGCTGATCTGCGAATAGTTGCGACTGTAGTTCGGTTATTGTCATCAATCATTAACGGAGCTTTCTCAAGCACGTTTGCAGCAGTGTTGATGTTTTTAAAATCATTGCTATTGCGATCAATTTTCCCTGTTAAAACTTTACGAAGCTCTACACCGCCAATACCACTAATCAAGCGTTGTGCAATCTGATGCCCACGCATTTCGATTGAGCAAAACAAGACTGGTAATGACTGATTGATCATCATGTCTGACGCAAGGTTTTGAGCAAAAGTTGTTTTACCCATTGATGGGCGTGCACCAATGATTACCAAGTCACCTTTACCAACTTCACCCAATTTGTTATCGAGCTCAGTAAATCCTGTACGGATACCACCATCAAAAGGAACACCAGCATGTAGCGCTTGGTGACGATGGATAAACTCACTGATTGCAACTTTTGAGAACTCATGTGCGTGCTTGAGCTTTTCCTCTCCAACACCGAGATCAAGATTCTGAATTAAGCTTTGAGCTTTGCTGACTGCTGTTTCTGCCGTATGTGTAGCCATATCAACAGCCATCGCACTGATCAACTTACTAGTGTCTTGTAATCGTCTGCGGGCTGATAAATCTTTAAGCTTCGCAAGATGCGTTTCAAACATCAGCGTTGTAGTGATTCGATTATTGAGTTCAATCAGGTACTGCTCAGAAACTTCTTTTTCCTGATAATTGATTTTGATTAACTCAAAAATTGTTACAGCGTCTAAGCTTTCGCCTTTTTTGTGTTGGTCAGTAATATGGCTGAATATGATTTGATGACGACCAGCGTAGAAATCTGAAATATCAACTTGGTCAACCAAAGTATCTGCAATTTGCTCTAAGCTCATGAGAGTTGATAGAACAATTTGTTCAGATGGGATTGAATGTAATTCGATCATGCATCCATCCCCTTAAATTTCTTAGCAACACCTTTGAATTGCGCTGCTGGTTGTTCAGGGATGATTGATTGAGGTTGCTCTTGGTAATCAGATAAATTTACATTTGCCAACCAAGAAGAATTAAATCCCTTCCAGTCACGATCTATACAAATCTTGAGAACAAGATTGATATTCAGACCAGTTTTAGAAAATTGTTTTTCAAAAGTTGCGAAAGCGGTTTGAGTGTTTGAGGCCTTTTTGGTTTTACGTACGATCAACCAATCTTTAATGAGTTGTTCATCAGCACCTAGATTTTTAAGTGCTACTGCAAAACTGAATTTTTCCTGCTTTTCAGTATTAATATTTTCTTTTTTCTTTCTTTCTTTATATAAGTACGGTTTTTCCGTACAAACAGTGTCCGCTTTATCCGTACTAACTGTGTACGGTTTTTTAGTACATAACAACTCTGTACGGTTATTTAGTACATGTACGGATTTTTCGTACAAAGATAGCGTGAGAAAAAATGTGTTTACATGGGTGCTACGATCAACAGAAATGATCTTTAATTGTTCAAGTTCTCGGATTGCATCAATGACAGTTTCACGACGTTTGATACCTGTGATTTCCTGAAATACAGATGATGCAATTGGATAGCTTTCACGCTGATAGCCATGGGTGCATCGAATGATTACATCAAGGCATTTGTAAGCATTGGGGCTTACATTGCGCATGATCTCATCAAACACAACATTGGGCTTCTTGGTGTAATTATCTTCCACAGGTGCTACCCGCTTTATAAATTGGTCGAAATCAATACCAACGTTCATCAGCCACCCCACGCATAACTAGCCAGCTCAGCCTTAGCTTTTGCCAAAGCAACTGAATTCTCGAGTGTCCGATTAAGAACGTAAGCCTCAACCGCTTTTTGAAATAAACTAATCTTCCGATTTAGTTCAATGTCTGCTAATATTTGATAGTTCATTTAGATTTATCTCCGATTGAACGCAACCGCTACCCTGTTACCGCAGGAAAGCGGTTTTTTATTTGTCTAAAGGTTCTAAGCGAACGGATAAATCTGTGCGCTGCTCACAGTTTTTATCGTTCTCTGTTAAACCGAATATCTTTTGCTTAATCTTGGTCTCAGCTTTCAATTTAAGGAGATGAGGTTTGATTAAGTTCTCATACACATATTCACTAGCACCCTGCCCAGCTCGTAGCATTTCTGCTAATGACGACAATTGCTCTTTGTGGTCTGTAGGCATGTGGATAGTGATAGATGCATCTTTCTTTGGTTTTCGCTTTGTCATGGTTGTTCCTAAGCGCTTAACGCTTGTAGATCGGCTTTAAGTTTGCCTTTGGTCTTTACTTGTAAAACGGCTTGAGTTCTTGCTGGTATTCCGTTGTTCTCCCATTTCCATAGGGTGACAGTTGAATAACCAGTTTTATCTGCCAACTCTTTCCGACTTTTACAATCGTGATAGATCATCAAGTCACTTACTTTCATGGTTATACCAAGTTAACTATAGTTAATAAACCAAATTTACCACTTGTTAACCATAGTTTCAATACTTCGTATTAACATTAGTTAATGTTTTTGGAATATTTGTTATGTCTTTACACGCTCGAATTAGGCAAAAGCTTGAAGAAAAAAATTTAAGAGCTGCTGATTTATCACGAGCAACTAAAAAGTCACCTGTTGCAGTAAAGAAATGGCTTGATGGTGCTAGCGTACCTACAGCTGATAACCTAAAAATTATTGCGCGGTTCTTAGGTGTTACAGACGATTGGTTGCTTTATGGTGGGTCAGTTGAACAAGAACTGGGTAATAATGTTGCACAGTTAAAAGTTTTAGACATCGAAGCTTTTAAGCAGAAGTACAATATTCCAGATAATGAAGACGCTGTTAAATTTGTTCAAACACAAGTGGAACCATTCCCTATACAAAAAAGGTTTGTCCCTGTTAAAGCCTATTCAAAGATGGGTATGGATGGTTATTTCACAGATATGGGTTATGAAGGCAATGGTGGAGATGGTTATATTCCAACCCATACAGCAGGTCCAAGAGCTTATGGTATTAAAGGTACTGGAGACTCAATGTTTCCAGCAATTCGTAATGGCTGGTATGTGGTTTGCGATCCTGATGCTGAACCTGTGCCAATGGAGTTTGTGCAAGTTTGCTTAAAGGATGGGCGATGCACAATTAAAGAATTTATTGGTATTCAGAATGATGTACTAAGTCTTATCGCAGTTAATGGTGGAGAGCGTCTTACATTTGATATGGATGAAGTGGAAAGCATTACAGCTATTACTGACATCGTTCCACCGAGCCAACACAAACAAGAACATCCAAATAGTTATTAAAAAACTGTGAACCCGACACATTTTAGCGAGGATATATGTTTGAGAAAATAAAAAAATGGTGGAATGGTGAGTGGGTAAGTTATGATTTTGGTATTGGGCTTGATCGACATTGGACCTCTAAGTTTGCGCACTCAATAGTCAGGTATTTTATTAAACATCAAATCTGGATCATTCCCACATTCATTACCGTGATAGCTTCTGTGGTTTTGGCAAGACCTTGGAAATGGTAATTATCTGAACCAAGGCCACCATGGGAAGCCATATATTTGTTTTTTATCTTTTCTTGAGGTGTGTTTTTTCCGTAGCTGCCTTATTAGCTCCTTTCTCTCTTCAACATGCATTTTTACTCTTTGCCTTGCTCTAGATAAACGTTTCTTTTTAAACCATATTGAATTCTCAAAAGCAGATAGTAAAAAATGAGTTATGAAAAACGTGTTTAAAATAACAGATATAAAAATCATTGTTTGATTCATAACAATCTCCATCCAACCCACCCAGTGTGGGTTTTCTTATGTCTATTAAAACATGAATCATAGTTAATAAAAAGATTAACTAATGTTAACTTTTCTCTTGACTAATAAATTAACCATAGTTAATATCTATCTCATACACAAACAAAAACCGCCTTAGGGATCGAAGTCTAGGCGGTTTGCATCAAATGCGGAGATAAGTATGAACATAAAAGCAAATGTAGTCAATGAAGAGCATAAGGCAGCTATTGCTAAGCTCATTCGCCAGCAAGGCAACAAGCGTTACACAAACTTCAAATCAGTTGTTATTCAATCAATCTGCGTTCTTGCAGTGTTAGCACTATGCATTTCAATCCTTGGCATCACGCTACACGTTGCGAGTTACTACCAAGCAAAGAAAGACATTGAGACTCAAGCTCTAATTCAGCAATTAGAAAATGGCGAAGTTGTAGAAATGACAGCTCGTGTGGGTGGTCGGCATGAGTAAGTCAAAACAGCCAATTTTTAGTGTTGATTACACCACATGCAAAAGTTGCGGTAGATCTGTTCAACGTAAATTGCCATTCCAAAACAACAAAGGTTATTCGTGGATCTGCTCATGCGGATGGTCTCAAAACGTATGGAGCTGCTCTGTAGAGTGAGGTGTGCATGGGTTCGATTTTCTCACACGAATATCTTGAGCAATTTGGATATTCAATCGGCGAAAAAGAAGAAGCCACTCATTACAGCACTTTCGGTGGCTCTGACTGGATTTTAAAAGTTTCAAAGAATCAGATTTTTTACTGGTGTGAATTAGGAAAGTCTTGGCGTAAATGGCCTCTAACCATCCTGCACTGCACACCAATTGGTGAAGATGAGCCTAACTATAAATGTGGTCCAACAGCACCTAAACAAATTGAAGTAGTAGAGCGAGTTTTAAAGGACTCACCTATTTATACCCAAGCTAAATATAAAGGCGATTAATCATGAACGTACAGGTTAATGAATTACAAGTATTAGAACAAAACTCAAATGCGATTGTTGAAGCCTTCAAAACCGAAGGTGGCGCAAAAGCATTATTTGACCGAATTGCTGAACAAGCTCGTTCAGTAGTGCCTGATCTTTCAACAGATAAAGGACGTAAAGCAATTGCTTCAATGGCTCGCAAAGTTGCTTCAACTAAGACAGCTTTTGATGCTCACGGCAAGGAGTTAAAAGAGCAGTACACGGTTATCACAAATAAAATTGATGCTGATCGTAAATTGTTCCGTGATGCTTGCGATGCGTTACGTGATGAAATTCGCAAGCCTTTAACTGATTGGGAAGAAGCTAGAGAGGCTCGCATCCAAGCTATTAAAGATCGTATCAGTGTATTTGATTCTGGTCGCGTTGATGCTTTCTCAAGTAGCTCTTTAATCAAACAAGTTATTGGCGAAGTCGAAGCTATTTCAATTGATGAAAGTTTTGAAGATTTTGCAAATGAAGCTGCAATCAAAAAAGATGCTGCTCTTACCTCTTTTAAAAAATCACTTGAAGAATCATTAAAACGTGAAGCTGAACAAGCCGAATTAGAGCGTTTACGTAAAGAACAATTAGAGCGTGAACAACGTGAACGTGATGAACGTATCGCTAAAGAAGCTGCTGATAAAGCACGTCTTGAAGCGGAAGCTAAAGCACTAGCTGAACAGCGTCGAGTTGAGCGTGAAAAGCAAGAAGCACAGGAAAAAGCAGAACGTGAACAACGTGAAGCTGCTGAACGTGAAGCGCGATTAAAAGCCGAAAATGAAGCTGCTTTACTTCGTGAAGAACAATTGAAGCAGCAAGCAATTGAACGTGAAAAACAAGCTGAAATTGATCGCCAAAATGCAATCGAGCAAGAACGGTTTCGTATTGAGCGTGAGCAAGAAGCTAAAGAAGAAGCTGATCGTAAAGCAGAAGAAGCGCGTCAAAAAAACCAAGCACATCGTAAAAAAATCTGTGGTGAAGCTTTGCAAGGTTTATTGGATTTGGGTGTTGATGAAGCTAAAGCAAAAGATATTTTGCAAGCAATCAATAAAGGCAAAGTTCCACACGTTTCGATCATATTTTAATTGAAAAAATAAATTACTGAATACTGAATACTGAGGACTGAATTATGAGTACTGTAACAATGATTTTAGGACAATCAGGTACTGGAAAATCAACTAGCTTGAGAAACCTAAATCCTGATGACGTGCTGCTTATCCAAGCTGTGCGTAAACCCCTGCCTTTCCGTTCTTCAAAATGGAAGCCTTTAAAAGAAGGCGGATGTGTGATTAAGCAAACCAACGCTGACAACATCAGAAAGCTTCTTACCACAACTGATAAGAACATCATCATCATTGATGATTTCCAATACATCATGGCCTCTGAATTCATGAATCGAGCACTTGAAAAAGGCTTCGATAAATTCACAGAAATGGCAAAAAACGCTTATGACATTTTAACCACAGCGATGAATTTAGCTGATAACAAACGCGTCTATGTTCTATCTCACACAGAAGAAAGTGAGAGTGGAAAAACTAAGATTAAAACTATCGGAAAACTTCTTGATGAAAAAATCACGCTAGAAGGCTTGGTAACTATTGTTCTGCAAACCGCTGTAGTAAATGGAAATTATTTCTTTTTAACCAAAAATAGCGGGCAAAACACAGTCAAATCCCCTATGGGCTTATTCGAGGATGAGCACATAGAAAATGATCTAAATGCAGTAGATAAAGCCATTTGTGAATACTGGGGCATAGAAACTACTGAGCAAAAATTAACTAATGAAACTGCATAACTGAGGAAATCAAAATGGGTAACTATCAAGTTTTTAATATCAACGCCGAGTCAGCAAAAAAAGCAGATGGTGGTGGTCGCATCGAAACAACAGGGAAGTATGTTGGCGTATTTAAACATGCAGAGTTTGTAACGGCTAAAAGTGGCGCTCAAGGCATCGAATTTCATTTCGTTGCAAGTGATGAATCAACCGCAACGTTCACACTTTGGACCCAAAACAAGAATGGTGAAACGATCTATGGTTACGACAAAGTAAACTCAATTCTTACTTGTGCAAAGGTTAGAACATTAACTCCTACTGATCGAACACTAGAAAAGTATGACTATGATGCTGGCGGCAAAGTAAATAAGCCGTGTGTGGTAGCGCCTGAATTGGATAACAAGCCAATTGGACTTCTTCTTCAGCGTGAAAATTATCAAAACGATAATGGTGAAGCTCGCTATCAAATAAATTTTTATGCAGCTTTCGAAGCTCAAACAGAGTTTATGGCTGCTGAAATATGGGAAAAAGCCACAAAGCCTGTAGCTATTGAAAAGGTTTTGAATCGCTTAATTAGCACTGGTGATGCACATCGCAAACCTAAAAATAATCAAATCTCTAATTCTTATCAGCAAAGCGCAGGGAATTATCAGAACGCAGGTGCAACAAATCAACCACCTAAAGGGCATCCAGCCGATTTAGATGACGACTTACCGTTCTGACACCTTAGATCATTTTAAATATGTGCGGCATTCTGTGTCGCACTCATGCTCTAGGAGTAACAGCATGATCGAATTCAAGCTTGGATTTCTCATTTTGACTGTGTTGGCAGCAATGGTGGGTGTGACATGGTGAAGAATAAACGCATTGATCCTTGGATGTCTGAAGCATTCCTAATTTGGATTAGATACCTCGGCTATCGCATTGTGACTAAAGGTATTTACATTGAATTTCTACCTACCTACCCAAGCAAAAATTTACCTCGTGGTGGCTCGATAGATCACTTGGGCAGATTGAACAAGCAGGCAAGCAAGCTATTCACTGAATTTAAAGAGCATTTGGAGGCGTGATGGATATTAAAGCTGTAGTTGTAAAAGCACATGTTCGGTATTGGGAAGATTCAAAAATCAATGGTGTAGGAGACACTGAAGATGGAGCAAGCGTACCATGCAAACAAGGTGAATTGTGGTGTCCTATTATCAACGCTTCAACAGGTATTATTGAAAATTGGGAAATTGGAAAAACAGCTTTTATTCACTACAAAGTAGCTGATGGCTGTGGATGGGATTTATTAGATGCTGAAGGCAATGTAGTCAAATCTCAAGACGATGGTTATGTACCTGATTGCTTGTGCCCTGCTGAAAGTGGATATGGTGACTACATCATTATGAACATTAATGAAAATGGTCAGATTGCTAAATGGAAATTTGATTTAGATGATTTTCAGGATGGGGGCGAGTAAATGACTAAAGATATTGAGAGAGAGGCTTTGATTGCTGAAATTGATCACTTTATTAGCGAAGCTAAAAAGTCTTACATTGTAGAGCGATGGGCGGTTAGTTATGAGAATTCTAACCCATTCTCACACACCATTAATGATAAAAATGAAGTTTGGTGGATGAAAGCTCAAGCACATCAACTCTGGCAATTTTGGCAAGCAGCCAAAGCTCACGAAGCCAAAAAACTCGAAGGCTGCGTGGTGGTGCCTGTTGAGAGTCTAAATAAAACAATAGATGCAATTGAGGATATGTTTGAAGATGACCCAACCCTAGCTTTGGGTGAGTTATTGCCGATTCAACAAGACATTAAAGCAATCCTAGAAGCAGCAAGGGGTGGAAATGAGTAATTGGATTAGTGTTGAAGATGAAATGCCCGATGGTTATTTGCCTGTACTAGCTGTAAACCAAAAAGGCAGTATTAGAATTTGTGAATATGCTTTTTATGAAGAGGAGTGGTGGAAAATGCCTTCATGCAAACCAGTTGTAACAACCATTACGCACTGGATGCCGCTACCCTCTCCACCAAAAGCGGATGCGGAGGGGTGAAGATGCAAAGACCTTACTTAAAAACTTCTGAAGTAGGTCAACGCTATGGCGGTGTTAGTGCTCGCACTATTCACCGCTGGCAAGAGACCAGAAGCTTTCCAAAGCCTGCTATAAGCTACCGAGGTGGTTCAAATCTCTGGAAACTCTCAGACCTAGAAAAATGGGAAGAAACCCAAGCTATATCAGAGGGTACGGCATGA